AGACGTGTGCTCTTCCGATCTGCTATCGAGCTGACGATTGCGCCGAGCGTGGTGTCATGCCATGACTCCTCACGACGGGAATTAAGCGTCCCGCGAAAATCCGCACCCCGGGCGCGAATGGTTACCGTATCCGGCGCCCCCCGGTGCTCTACCTCATCGACGGTAAATCGCCCCTTGCTGACCAGAGAGAAACCTTTCCACCCGAGATACAGCGACAGCACCGCACCGCGAATCGGCAATGCGACCAGACCGTCAGTATCGTCGAGCTCGATGTCGAGCTGGTCGGCCTCAAAACCCCGATTGTCCGTCATCGAGAGGTTAATCAGCCGGTCACTGATATTGCCGGTGATATCTTTGCTTTCCAGTGTCAGCATAAAGTCGGGCGTCAGCGTGGCACCCGCGCCGGTGATAATATCCAGCATGATTACGCCCCCACCATCGACAGCAGATCGCCAGCTTTCCCGACCAGACTTTCGGCCTGTTTTCCAATATCGCCATACACCGCGGCGAGCGACTCATCGACACGGGTCAGTGACAGGGTGAAGCTGATTTTTCGTGGCGTCCCATCCTCAAAAAATACCGTGCCGGTCTCCGAGACATTACTGACAACAAACATCCCGTAAATCCAGCCTGAGCCAGAGATAAGCGGCCATGCGCGCCCCTGTTCAGCCATTGCATAAAGCGCCAGCATCGTGAGCTTACCGCCGGTCAGCTCAGGATACAGGTCACCGCTCAGGGTGATTTTATCTTCCCCCTCGCCGAGATACTGAAAAGCGTCACGCTTCCCGATGCGAGAGTTTGACGCCCAGCTATAATCCGCGCTGCGCTGCATGCTCTGGTAGGGCAGCGTCTGACGCATAAAAACAAACATACCTAATGCCAGCATCATAATCAGTCTCCTTAGTCATGCATCATGCTTGCGCGGGCTTTGGCGCGCTTCTCGCGCTCATACTTTTCTAATGCATCCTGCAAATCATTACCCAACCGATCTCCCGGCATACCATTGCCCGGCACGGTGATTTGATAGATTGGCCGACTCTGGTCGATGTAGGTTTTACCGGCGGGTGCCGTGACCGGCTGATAGCTGTTGTATGCGCTGATTGCCGGGCTGTAACCGTTCTGCGTCGCTGCATTGGCTTTCGCCGCTGTCTGGTCAAGTGAGCTGGATTCTTTGTTGATAATGCCGAGTTTTTCGAGCACCCAGTCAATCCCGCTTCGCAGCTTGTTAAAGGCGTTAAGCGGCATCAGCAGCGCATCGGCCAGCGTCTGACCGAACATAACCCCAACATCACGACAACTGTTGAGCGTGTCCTGAGTCGCTTTCACCGGCGCTATCAGGTCTTTAAACCACTGCCAGACGCCGCGAAGTTTTTCGCCGAGACCGTCGAAAATGGGTGCCAGCGGGGCGAACATTTCCCCGACCGGCGCAAAGGCACTCATGAGCCCCTCGACCACACCGGCAAAGAATGCGCTGACAGGCTCCCAGTATTTACGGATAAGCAGCGCGCCAGCGACAACAGCCGCCGCTACCGCCACGACAGGCCACGTAATAGCACCAATAGCCGCAATGACCCCGCCACTGATTGTCGTAAAGACCGCACCAAGCGCACCAGCCGCCGAAATGATGGCGTTAATGCCAGTAATTACCGGCCACGATACAAGGCCAATGGCACCAATCATCCCCACAATACCGACAGCTGCCGCCGTAATGACACCCAGCGTGGTGGCAAGAGATTTGTTCTTTTGGATCCAGCTATCGAGCCTCAATACATACCCTGTCGTCGTTTGTACCAGCTTTCTTAATGATGACTCTTGCTGGTCAAACAGGTCGGTTCCTACCGCTTCATACGCAGACTGAAACTCTTTAAAATCGCCGCCGAGGTTATCCTGCATGACCTTCACCAGCTCAGCGGTTTTGCCATCCGATGCTTTAAGGGAAGCGGTAAGCTGGTCTAATTTCCCGCTCGAGGCAGCGGTCATGAGTACCGCAGCCGACGAGCTGGCCTCTTCACCGAAAATGGTTTTCATATATTCGGCACGCTGGCCGGTGCCGAGGTTGTTTTTATCAAAACTCCGCTGCATTTCTTTCAGGATGGTAAATATTGGACGTGTGTTCCCCTTACCATCAGCCGTTTTGACGCCGAGCTCTTTAATGGCGTCATACGCTTTGCCCGTTGGAGCCTGCAGGCGACTTAATACGGCACGGCTCCCCGTACCCGCCATCGATCCCGTAATTTTGGCGTCATGCAGTGCGCCGACCATTGCGGCTGTTTCTTCGATGCTGACCCCGGCATTTTTCGCCACCGGCGCGGCATAAGTCAGCGCATCACTCAGGCCGTCAAAGTCGGCGGCGGTTTTGTTCATCGTCATCGACAGAACATCACCGATATGGGCGACCTTATCGTTTGAAAGCTGGAAGGCAGAGCGCATCCCCATCAATAACCCGGCGTTCTCTTCCATCGTTCGACGGTTTGCGAGCGCCATATCGAGTGTTACGGGGGTAGCGGCCTGAATAGCCGCAGCATCGCCGCCAGCCTTTGCAATAATAATCTGAGCACCGGCAGCATCATCAGCCGACGCGGCGGTGTTGTCACCGAGCTGGCGCGCCTGTTTGCGGAGCGCCACCATATCAGCTGAGTCTTTACCGACACCGAGAACGGCCTGTAACTCAGAGTTTTTCTGAGCAAAATCATAACCGGGCTTCATCAGTGCAACACCGGCAAGCGCTCCGGTCGTTGCCATGCCTATCCCGGCAGCGCCCATCGATGCCGCATTTCCAGCCAGTGCCTTTCCTGCCTGATAGCGTTTTTGTACTGCGCTGAGTTTTGCCTGTTGCGCGCTGACCCGCGCCAGTGCTTCATGCTGGCGGTTAAGTTGTGCGGTAGTTTCATTGATAGAGTTTTTCAGGCGGCTTTCATCATTCGACAGATTGCGCGTATTAATCCCCGCTTTGCCGAGCTCGGTCTGTTGCCGCTTCACCGATTGGGTGAGGCTGTTATATTTTGCCTGTAACCCTTCAGCCGAACGCTTTGCTGATTCCAGCACTCTGGCCTGTGCCGCCGTTGGCCGTTCCGTGTTTTTAAACTGCACCGCCAGCTCGGCGGCTTCCTGTTTTGCCTTTTCCAGTGCCTGTCCGGTTACCGCCAGTTGTGCGCTGGTTTTGCGAAAACCGTCGATTTTCGATGCCTGACCATTCAAATCACGCAGGGATTGCTGAGTCGTGCGGATATCGCCAGACAGCGATTTGCTCGCCGTCTGGATCGCTTTAAAGGGTCGGGTCGCCTGGTCGACAGCTTTCAGCAGCACTTCGAGTTTGAGGTTATTACTCATTCGTGTTTCCGCTTCGCTGTAGCGCTTTTTCGCGCCAGTTGACGAGTTCGGTCAGGCTCATGGGATACAGGTCTGATGGCGACCAGTGGAAAATTACCGCTATGTCAGCCATCAGGTCATCGACCGAGAGTTTTTGCGGGAAGGTTACGCCGCCTAACTCGGTGACAAAAAACCGACCACCTTACCGGCAAACGACAGCAGGTCGGGCAGCTCCAGTGCGGCGGCTTCCTGCTCGGTCAGCGACGGCATGGTCATGCGCGGCAGCACTTTAATCAGCGCATCGACGTCAGAGTTTGCGACAGATGCCAGGCTGACACCGCGAAGGGTTCCGGCACACGGTTTTAACAGGGTGACGTCGGTAATAACCTGCTCACCGCGCTTAATGGGTTTAATCAGAGTGACGATATTTTCGTTAGTTTTATCCATGATATTTCTCGTTAAATTCTGGTTTCAGGATGCCCGGCCAGCCATGCTGACCGGGGCATAAATTACAGGCCGATATTTTGTCGGTGCGCCTCGAGCATGTCGGTGCCGTTCACTTTTTCGATGAGGTTCACGGTGTCGATTTCCACCAGTTCCGAGCCATTCATCGTCAGCTTGAAATAGGTACACGCGAGAGCGATTTTCGACTCGGTGTCTTCGCCCTGTTTGGCTTCACCGAGGTCGATTTCTTTCTGACGGCCACGGAGAACAACCTCAACCGGCACGGTCTCGCCGGTGTCATCACGCTGGTAAGACCCGGCAAAACGTAGCGGTACGGAGGCCGCGCCGGTGGCAGCGTATAACGACCAGATAGCGTCATCGGGGAAGCCGCCGAGAGAGATTTCAGCCGACAGCGCATCGTCATCGAGGCCGAGGTCGACCGGTGCCGAACCATTCATCCCGCCGCCGCGATAGTTCTCGAGCTTGCGGGTTAATTTCGGCAGCGTGACGGACTGCACGACGCCGAGATAACTCACCCCATCGATAAACAGGTTCATGAGTTTGAGCTTGCGCGGTAATGCCATTTGTCAGGCTCCTTATTTGCTGTTGACGGACGAGATAAGATTCGCCAGATATTTATCAGTAATGCGCTGGCGTAAGGTCAGGTGTTCGAGTGGCGGCACCGGCGTATAGTCATAATCGATAAACAGTTTCCCGGCTTTCAGGGTTTCTTTACTGTTGGCCTCTTCGTCAAACCAGCACGTCGCATCGATGATGTAACCGCCGGTTTTCAGCTCGCGGAATTTCGCGTTGATGCCGTCGATAATGTCGCGAATCAACGTCGCGGTGATGGGCTTATCGTTCGCCCACATATGCCCCTCGGCTATTGTGTCGGCTATGACCTGTGCGGTGCGGGTGTAGTTCTCAAACTGAAACAGCGGGTCATCGGAGCAATTACGGTTACCCCAGAAGCGGAAACCATCGGCACGAATCAGCGTCGTAACACCGGCCTCATTCAGCAGGTCGGCATCAGTGCCAGATTCCTGCAAATCCCAGAAGACCGACGCACTGATACCGGTGACGCCATTGATGCCGACGTTTGACAGGGTTTTATGCCAGCCTGTGTCATTGTCGATTTTTGCGCGCAGTCCCAACGCGATCGCTGTTGCATAACTGGTTGTGGTCGCGTTGGCCGTGGTATCCCACCCGAGGAAGTCAGGCCAGATAATCATGAGCTCACGGGCGCTGAAGTTTTCGCGGTAGGCGATAACGTCAGCAATGGTTTTACAGCCCCACGCGCTGACATAGGCGAAAGCGCGCAGCTTCTGAGCCACGGAGACAAGCGCGGTCGCCACCTCCTGAGTATCGAGCCCCGGCACACCGAGAATACGTGGCTTCACGCCGGTGACCGCTTTCGCCGTTAACAGCGCTTTCATCCCGGTATATTTGCCATTCTCATCCGTGGTGCCGATGATGTTAGAAATGGTTTGCGCCTGTGCCTCTTCGCCGTCGCCGGTACCCTCCGCGACACGCACAACAACGACAACCGGTTTTGACTGGTTAGCGATGAGCTGTAAGGATTTTGCCAGGGTACCTTTAGTACCGGCTTTTGCGATGGCGCTTTGTGGGTTGGTAATCAGCACCGGCTCATTGAGAGGGAAAGCCCCGGCGTCAGCATCACTGGCTGTGCAGACCATGCCAACGACCGCCGTTGATACCGTCGAGATTGTGCGGGTGCCGTCGTTAATTTCGACGACCTCGACACCGTGATGATAATCACTCATCCGTTTAACTCCGTTAGTTGAGGTGAGTGATATTGTCTGGTTTACGCCTGTATGCGGCTATTTGTCAGGGTTCGCCGGTGGCTGACACAACGGGATTTGTCGCCGGAAATTTTTTATACAGCGTCGATATGCCCACATCAAAAATCAGTGCAACACGCTGTCGGGATTCTCCGGCCGCAATCAACCGGCCAGCCTGAGCCCATTCATCAGGCGTCAGCTTCGGCCTACGACCTCCGATCCTGCCTTGTGCCCGGGCTGCATCCAGCCCGGCGCGGGTTCGTTCGACGATTAACTCGCGTTCCATTTCTGCAAGAGCGCCCATGATGTGAAAGAAAAATCGCCCCATCGGGGTTGAGGTATCAATACTGTCGGTCAGGCTTCTGAAATTAACCCCTCGCTGGCGAAGCTCTTCAGTCATAGAGACAAGATGGCGCATGCTACGCCCGAGCCTGTCGAGCTTCCAGACAACGAGAGTATCACCGGCATTAAGTTGCCTGAGTGCGCGATTTAACCCTGGCCTGTTTGTCGATTTACCGCTGATTTTATCCTCGAAAATTAGCTCACATCCCGACCGTTCCAGCGCGTCACGCTGTAGCGCGGTATTTTGTTCATTTGTTGATACGCGCACATAGCCAACCTGCATTTGTTTTCCCTCATGCAAAAGCCCAAATGATGCCAGCTAGGGGGGAAAACTACATTTTCTTAAACGTTGGTTTAGGAGAAGCGGCTAAAAGGAATGTAGGGACAGGGGCAAATCAGATACCTGATATGGGTAGCTTCACGCTTTCTGTTTCAGGTACTGGATATCAAAAATTACCATCAGGTTTTATTCTTCAGTGGGGCTCAATCGGCGCACCAGGCATTGCACAGGATGTAGTAACCCATTTCCCGATTGCATTTCCAAACAGATGTCTGCGTGTTTTGGTCTCACAAGACTACACACCAGATAGCGGGGCTGTTGGTTATATTGCCTGTGCAGGTTTTAGTCCCGACCCGGTTAAATTTATATCCAGAGCCAGTACTCCTGGCCTCGGCGCTTCATTTTTAGCGTTAGGCTGTTAATTTAGCTATATGGAGTGAAAAATGAATTACATATATTCCGCGACTACAAACTCTTTCTATCCGCTGGAGATGAAAGAGGATTACACTCAAGCTGACTCATGGCCAGATGATGCTGTTGAAGTTGATGAGCAAGTGTATATTGCGTTTTCCGGATTACCGCCGAAAGGAAAAATCCGTATCGCTGGAGAAAATGGTTTTCCTGCATGGTCTGAAATTCCACCACCAACACATGAGGAACAGATTGCTGCAGCCGAACAGGAAAAGCAGCAACTGATTAATCAGGCCAACGATTATATGAACAGTAAACAATGGCCTGGTAAAGCGGCTATTGGTCGTCTGAAAGGTGAGGAACTGGCGCAATATAATTTGTGGCTGGATTATCTGGACGCACTGGAGCTGGTCGATACTTCCGGTGCGCCAGATATTGAATGGCCTACGCCTCCGGCAGTTCAGGCCAGATGACATCCGGCGCGGTGCTGGTATCTGTTGCCGTCACCGCGTCAATGTAATCCAGCGCAGCGTTAAGTCGGGCGGTTTCTGCCTGCGTCAGATTCCGTCCGGCCTGCAATTTCAGCTGAATCAGACTAATGGAAGCCATTGCAGTATCAATCAGTGACTGACGCTGTGCTTCTGCCGCGCCTACTGCGGCGCTATGCTGTGCCACAGTATCTGTTACCCATTTCTCACCATCCCATTCATCGTATGGCGTTAACGGGGCGATAGTGGTTGTATTTTCAGGATAATCACCCGGAGCTGTGATTTCTTTCGATTCTCCTGTTTCGGTGCTATAGATGATTTCACCGCGATGGTCTGACACATATTCCCATGAGTTTAAATCTGCCGAACGGCAGATTGCATAACCCGCCTTATGTGTGCCAGGAGCATCTAAACAGGAATATGCAGGGATACCGACACCCACAGCAAGATATTCAGTTGATGCAGAAATATACTCCCGTGTCTCACTGTCATAGTTATAAACGGTAATCTCTCCTGCCTTTGTGGCAATAAATTTACTATTCAAGATGGCGTTATACATCATGCAGCCCTCACAATGTAATTAAATGAAATATTACGTGGGCGTGTCTCTGCTGCACCGACAATACTGGTACTCAACCCCGTCGCTGTTCGTTTGTTATTTTTATTTCCTTCAATCAGACAGTTGTAATCATCATTACCAATTAACGAATTAGTGGCATCAATACCGTCCGGGGACAAGGCATTAGTTGTAGAACTTAAAGTCAGCATCTCGTCTGAACTTGGAAGATTTTTTAATGGTATTTCATTGCGAGAAATACCCGCGTAAAAAAAGGACTCATGCCTGTGCGCTTCAAAAGAGTCATCCTGAAGACTTAGCAAGGCACGTCCCGCATCCACACCACGCCCGTCATCCCAGCCACGAATAAACTCACCACGTAAATCAGGCAATTTATTTGTCGGATAAGCCTTTGCCAGTTCCGGGTATTCTTCAGCAGAAAAAGCGGCACCGTTGCATTTCAGCCAGCCTGTTGGCGGAGTGGCGGAAGGCCACGGAACAGGCACGCCAACGGGTAATGCCGAACCTTCTCCCAAACCAAGGTATGTGAGAAGACCAGCTACATCCTTTCCACTCAAATTGGTAAGCGTATTGTCCAGCGGTTGTTTACCTGCCAGCGCATTAAGCATTGTCGTGGCAAAGTTCGGATCATTCCCCAGTGCCGCCGCCAGTTCGTTCAGTGTATCCAGTGCAGCAGGTGCAGAACCCACCATTCCTGCAATCGCCGATTTCACAAAAGCCGTAGTGGCAATCTGTGTATTGTTGACCGACTGCGCCGCCGTGGGGGCTGTTGGCGTTCCGGTGAGTGCCGGACTCGACAACGGTGCTTTTAGTGCCAGCGCATTGTTAATGGTGGTACTGAAATTCGGATCATTGTTAATGGCTGCGGCTATTTCTTTCAGCGTGTCCAGCGTGGCTGGCGCACCATTAATAAGGGCCGTCAGTGCCGCCTGTACAAACGCAGTGGTCGCAACCTGCGTGGTATTATTCCCCGCCGCTGGCGTTGGCGCTTTGGGGGTTCCGGTAAATGTCGGGCTGGCTTTTGGCGCGTACTGTGAATGCGGGTCCGGTGCGGCAAGATGTTTTGCCATCTGATCATCCGCGTAAACCTTCAGCTCCAGTGCCTTGTCATCCACATACTTGCGGGTTGCCAGCACTACAGCAGGGTCGATTTTCAGGGTGATATTGTCCGTGCTGCTGGTAATCAGCACCATGCGCACGGTCTGAGTGCGCCCGCTACCTTCAGCCAGTTGCGGCTTATAGCTTTCCGGGCAGTTGCCCACGGCAATCAATGCCCCGGACTCATCAAACAAGCCCACTTCACGTATCCACCAACCGCCCTCGTTTTCAGGGATCACCTGTTCGGCAATAATCTGGCTGCTGTTCTGCGGGTCGATATAAAGCATATTCAGCGCAGCCCGGCGTTTCTCATTTACCAGTGCCGTCTGCTTTGCGTCCGGCGTTGGCAATACTCCACCGCCATCGCCCACCGCCATATGGGTAATTTTTAGCGGCACACCGAGCGCGGCGGCGCTGGCAAGTTTCGCCGCGCCAATATCCGTCAGCAGGGTATAAAATTTTGTGCTCATGGATTCACTCTCATTGTGTCAATAACATGGACCGCCCCGCCTTCATGCGCGGTGCCACCGGAAATAATCGTTTCGTTGATATACGGATAGATCGTGATTTCTTCGCCAAGATAGCTGGCGGCTCCCACCCAATGCGGGCCGCTGGTCTGCAGATTGATGGACATGCCGATCATGTGGCGGCTACATGGTTTGGCATCGCTTATCAGTCGCTCAAGTTCCAGATAGGTATCTTCAGTGATGCCCTGGTCCTGCACGCCGATATCCAGGCGAAACGTGCCCGGTGTTTCTCCGGTCTGCCACCACTCAATAATGCGGATCAGGAATCCGAACGGCTCCACCACCCGCCGCACGGCACTGGTGGTCCCTTTATGCTGATGAATATAAAAAGCATCCTTCACCACCTGGCGCTTGACGCTTTCTGTCCAGCCCTCGTCCCAGCGATCCACAGAGAACGCCCAGGCGAGATAAGGCAGGAAACTGACCGGACAGGTTGCCGGATTCCACAAGTCACGAAGCGGCACCTGCAGATCAGAAATCCCGCTGCAGGTTTGCGCCAGTCGGCGCTCCAGTGGTGTTGAACCCGGTGGCAGCAGACTATTCATCCGTTCCTCCGTTGGTTACGCTCCACTGCGTACATGATGCCGCCTGTGTTTTGTTCAGGACCACATCCGCCAGAGGAGAAGCCAGCTCCACACGCTGCACCCCCTCAACATGCAGGGCGGCAAAAATGGCGCTACGGCGAATATCCCGACCAAGACGCGTCTGACTGGCGATGTACTTCTGCAGGCTGGCTTTTGCCGCTGCCATTACCGGCTCTGCTTCCGGTCCAGGATAGAGAAAAATGGTGGCTTCCACGCGATACGGGATGATTTCTGCGCTGCGAACCGTAAGACGGTCAGCCACCGGGCGGACGTTCTCACTGTTCAGAGCTTTTTCCACCACGTCCAGCAGGTCTTTTTCTGCAGTTCCATCGCCTTCGCGGCTAAGGACAGTCAGCACCACCTCTGCAGGTGCCGGGCTGGTTGCACTGGCATCCGCCACCCGACCGTCGGCGCTTCGGGCATGAAATTCATAAGCTGCAGTTGGCCCCGCAACAGAAAGCCCTTCAAAGGCCGCAGGCACACGCAGGCGCAACGCTTCATCGCTTTCCATCACAGCTGCAACGGGCGGCACAGCATCATTATCAGCAGGCGTCACCGTCAGGCGTGTCACGTTGTAGTTGGCAGCGAGCTGGTCAAGATCGCCGCCCATCGCGTAAGCCACCATCACCGCCTGCGCGGCTTCGTTAATGCGCTGGCGCAGAAGCAACTCACGGTAAGCGTTCTCCTGCAACAATTTAGTGGCGGGTTCAGATTCCAGTTCCAGCGTGCGGATCACTGCTTCCTGCTCATCTTTCGGATGAAGCGCCACAAATTCTGCCTTGCGTTCGGCAAGCAGCGTCTCAAAGTCCGGCACATCCACAATCTGCGGTGCAGGCAACTGCGAAAGGTCAATCACTGCCATTCTCTGCTCCTGTTGATACGGAAAGGGACACAGGCACACCGTTATTCCGCCGCCCGGTCAGCTCCACCACCATTGAACCGTCAAAATTGCTGTTGATGGTGATGGAATCCAGCGTCAACCGTGGCTCCCAGCGACTCAGCGCCACATACACTGCCGACATGACCTGCAGGCGTAATGCCGGATTTTGTGGCTGATCTATCAGTGCCGACAGCAGGGAACCATATTCCCGGCGGGCAATACGGCTACCCTGCGGTGTCAGCAGAATGTCCCGCACCGACTGGCGCAGATGATCAATATCAGTAATGACTTTGCCGCTGGTATTGTTCATCCCGCTATAAAGCGTCATACCGGGCCTCCGGTTGTATCGCCGCCTTTCAGGACGCCAGTATGCTGATGCGCATCAACCACGATCCCGTTAGAACTCATCGCTCCGCCGCCCTGGGTAACGCCACCATTGATCACCACTTCGCTGTTAATGCGCGTGCGGTCAGCCTCCAGTACAAACTCACTGGTTTTCATGGTGATGTTGTCAGCAGCCTCAATGACCATTGATTTGATGCCCCTGACATACCAGCGCCCGGTGGCGGGTTCGTATTCAAACCAGCCACCGTCAGGATGTTCTGTCACGCAGGCGTCCGCCGACGTCGACGGTGGTGCGAACTGATTCGAATAGACAGCGGGCAGCGCAAAGGCGGTTTCCAGATTGCCGCCCAGACTCAGCAGCACCACCTGCTCACCTTCCGATGGTCGCCACCATGTACGGGCATTCCCGGCACGCAGCGTCAGCCAGCTGATCCAGTTGGTTTCAAGCTCGCCCGTTTTCACCCGGCAAAGCCAGTTTTCCCTGTCCACTTCGGTGACTACCCCTGTGCGGATCAGGTTGGTGATAAGGCGCATGATTTCGGTTAATTGTGCGTTCATAGGGAAAGGTTGCCATCAGGGGAAGAAAGGCGGCAGTGCTGCAACTTGTATCAGTGCTGATACAAAGATCACCCCGCCAGCCATTGCAGAATCATGTCGCGGGTCATTGCCTCAACATCATCATTTACACCCAGAAGGCGACGCTCTGCGTAACGCACCTCCGGTCCCTTACGACTGACGCGATCTCGCAGGCCGTAATGGTGAACGCGGGCAATGCGCTGCACCTTGCCTTCAAACTGCACGCTGGCAGAGTCGGTGCTGGCGGCAGTTTTCAGGTATTTTGTGGTGCGCAGCTTTGCAAACATCTGACGTTTGATGCGCCCCTTCTTGCTGCGTGCTGTTACCCTGCGCGGTTCATAACTGCTGCCATCTGGATTGCGCTGCATCCTGATATTCTGCTGCTGTGTCCGGCGCAGTTCCTGCGCCAGCTGGCGCATCATGCGGCTTCTCGTGGCTGGTTCCAGATTCGCCAGCAAGGCACTCAGCCAGTCGTCCACCTTCTGCAGTTCAGCCACGTTTCACCGTCCACATTTCTTCAGGTTCATCAGGTTCCGCTATAGCTTCAACACTCGACACACTACCGTCAGTGCTGACCAGCACACGCTCCGTCAGTTGCAGGTTCAGGCTGATATCACAGACATCGTTGCGCAGAATATCCACCTCAAAGGTGAATAGTTTTTCCCGTAACGCCGGGTTATTGATGGCATCGGGCTGGTTATCCCTCAGCCACAGCAAAACCGGGGCCATCAGCAGATTCTGGTCGCCGCTGAAATCCTCAATCACCGCGTTCAGGGTGTAACGGTACTCCCACGACATGGAGCTGGCCCCCGTGGCAACCAGCGAACCGTTATCCACAAACAGATGCAGTTTGTCCGGGTTATTGCGGACATAAGGCACAGCTTTATTGAGGGCGTGGCGCAGGGATTGTGGTTTGTTCACTGTTTTGCTCCTGACACGCAATAATCATGTCCACTTTGTCTGCACAGACCGCCCAGGCGGCCTCCGTTTCATCCAACAACGCGTTCAGATCACCGTTAGTGCGCGGCGCTGCCTGATCCAGCCGACACGGTGTCACTCGCGGACAACCACTGACGATAAGCTGCACCTCCGGTGAGCGTCGGACGTTCCCGCAGCCGGATAATGTCAGCAGGCAAAGGAGTATCAGCCCAGCGGCGTAAATCCTCGTTCTCACGTTTCAGTTCCTCGATCCGGTGTTGCCGTTGTCTCAGCAGCGCGCTGGTCTGTTCTGCTTCGGCATAGAGCCGCGCCTGCTCCCGGTTATTGGTTTCAGTCAGAATGGACAGGCTGATAAGCTGGCTGTTGCTCTTTGCCAGTGCCTGGCTTTTGCTCTGCAGCTCGTCTGCCTGCGTGCTAATGGTCTGGCTGGCATCAGCCAGCCGCCACGTCTGCCAGCCCAGCGCCGCCAGTAATAACGCCAGCACAACCAGCAGCAACCGGTTCATGCTGCTACCTGTTGCGCCATCTGATTACGGGTGATCCAGAAGGCAATAACGGTCAGTAGATAAAAGACTAGGGTAATAGCCCACCCCGTCCAGGCGAGACTTACAACAATCAGCAATCGCATCACCCAACTGATAAATACGTTTTCTTTTCGGGTAATTGTCTTCAGCAAAGATGCCCTTAACTCCTGCCAGAGCGGGCCATTCTTAATTAACGCAGCCAGTGCTACCGGAATTACCGCCCATGTCAGCAAACAGGCTACCCAAACGCCGGACGCTGCCAGTACCGGAAAAATCCCCTGCGGATACACCATTGCTGCGATTAACAGCGCCATCCATAACATCAGAAACAGTCCGCTGATTAATTTCTTTTTCATTTCAGTTTGCTCCCTGTAAACACCAGGCCATCTCCCGCGCACGGCGGTTATCCAGCCCCTGATTAAACACACCTTTTACATAAACCCAGCGCGGCAACTGTCGGCACGCATCCGCCCAGCGCCGCTGATTGAGCAATTTCACCAGCGTGGAGCTGCAGGCATTGCCCGTCCCCACGTTGAAGGCAAACGACACCGTAGCGTCATACACCTTCTGTGGTGGCAGTTGCTTCACACACCTTTCCAGTACCCGCTCCACACGCAGCACGTTGGAGATCAGCCCTTCTGCTGCCTGTCGTTCCGTGATTGTTTTGCCGGGAATGACGCCCGATGTATTACCAATGCCGTCGGTCCAGACACCCGCGCTGCACTGATACGGCTGCAGACGACAGCCTTCGTAATCAGCAATCAGTTTCAGCCCCTCCACGGAGGTGTGAAGCTGCTGAAAACCCGGCAGCGTGGCAGCAATAGCCAGCACGGCCCCGACAAGGCAGCGTTTAACGATTGATGGATTCATAGTCCTCCCGCGAGATCTGCCCGTCGCGCAGAAGCTGGTAGGATTTGTGTTTGTAGTACCAGTTGATAGCCAGCATCAGTACACCAATCATCAGGCCGCCCAGCGTTGAGGCATCCTTGATGGACAAATCGCCCAGCCAGGCCAGCACGACGGCGATGCAATACGTGATAAAGGCGCTGATTCGCTCAAGCGTCATAATTCAGTCCCATAGCTGGACGGTCTGCACGGTGGTGGTGGTCGGAATGTCCGGCAGCTCCACCTGCAGCCCGTGAGGTAAAAAGGGGCCGTATTCGGCAAGCCCCGGATTTGCCTTCAGTACCTGCTCCGTGACCCCCTGCGTGCGCCCGTAATGACGCCAGCAAAGCGCGTCCACCGTGTCATACTGATGCGCACGCACTTTCATCAGATAAGCTCCACTGTGCAGTGCGGCGCATCCTGCACCCGGCTGATGGCCCAGCGGGCGTCACGCCACAAATCACCGCTTGCTTCCGCCAGTTCCTCGCCCCGCTTCACACCGGACGCCGTGGCGTCATAGTCCTGGTATCGTTCGTTGAGCATGGCGCGTGCCCAGCAGTAAACCGCGTTGAAATAGTGCTGAATGCGCTCACTTTTGCCGTCCAGCTGTTCCGCCGGAACTTCTGCCAGCGAGGCATACCCCAGCATCTGCTGGCGTCTGCGAAACTCATACAGCTCTGCGTTGACCTCCGAAATTGCCGACAGCGCAACCTGCTTTAAACGCGGCTGCGTCACCGTGCCGTCAGTGCGCATCACGCTGCGAAACTCCGACAGGTCCACATCAGGCCAGAACGGCGTATTCCTGATGATTTCCGCCTGTTCCGGTGCCTGTTCTGGCGCAACAAACTTCATGCTGCTTTCTCCTGAAATAGAGGGCGGTGGACGGGGTTTTGATGTGGCAGTGCCTTTCGCCACCCCGTGCCGCCCGTGCGCGGGGGCACGTTCTGTCAGCGGCTGTCATTGCGCAGTCTGCGCTCCAGCTGCTGTTTGTCTTTTTTCACGCCACAGCGAGGATCGAGCTGTAACGCATGGTTGAGATGATTAAGGGCGGAAGCCGGGTTGCTTTCACTCAGGACAGCGCCAATCGCTTTATGCAGACGCGCCCGTGACTGGTCCGGCATATCCAGACCGTCTGTCAGCTCCAGCGTCTGCAGCAACAGATCGGCATCAAAGCCGGTGGCGGCAAGCATTGCGCTCTGCGCCGCGTCTGCCATTTCCTCTGCCAGCACGGTCTGCACGTTGCGGTTACCCAGCGGCATCACCCAGCCATGACGCAGGGCATGACGCCCGATCTCCAGCGCCCCTGCATAATCTCCGGCATCAATGCGCCACAGCATCACGTACATCAGCACGTCATCCTGTTGAGCGCCTCCGGCAGCCAGAACGCCCTCCGCCCAGGCGGCATATTTCGGCAGCAGCTCCACCTTGATTTCCGCTTTTTTGACCGTGGACTGAACGCCCTTGAGACGGCGGCGGTCTTCCGCCAGTTGCAGCAGCATCAGGTCATAGCCCGACGCGTGGCGAACACTGCCACCCTCGCGAGCGGCCTGTTCAGCCTGAACGCGCAGGCGATGCTGCCGTGCGGGACTCAGGCTCATGAATTACGCTCCGGTTTCTGCTGCGGCGGCGCTGAAGTCACCAATCTGGATGTTTTCCACCAGTGCAGCGCAGCGATAGTCCTCAACCACATAGGCTTCGTTAACGGATTCAAAATTTTCAATCCGGTCACGTTTCGGGTTGTCGATAACTGAACGGCGGCGGGTATCTTCCTGCCAGTAGATGGACAGGTTATCCAGACGGGTGATCAGCAGCGCATTCGGCGGGAAGAACGGCGCACGCACCGCCTGCAGGCCACCCATGCGTTTCTGACTGATGATCATATCGGCAGCCAGTTTTTCACTGTTTTCCTGCTCTTTGTTGACCAGCGGGAAATACTTGTCAGACAGCAGTTCACGACCGCAAATCACCACCAGATCGTCATCGTCCTGGTAGACCACATCGATAAGCTCATTGACGGCATCCATCACTACGGCGTCCAGGTTGGCATATTCGCCACCTTTCCCGACTTTCACCGCGCCCGGTGTGGTTTCACCGCCCGTGGTGGTGCTGCCCATGACGTGATCCGGTGCATCCTCACGGATTTTCTGCAGCCAGCCTTTGTTCACATCCTGCAGCAGCGGGTTTTCGCTACGGTTGGAGGTTTTCGCACGCTTCACGCCGTTAAAGCCGATCATGATGCGGTCCAGTGCCTGACGTTTCACGATGGCGTTACGGATACGCACCTGGAAATCCTGAAACTTCGCCCACAGGTCCAGCTTCGCGTAGGTCAGCACCGTGTCAAAGTTGGTCTGTTCGCATTTGTATTCCACATCGACCATCAGCGTCGGATCGACAGGTTCTCGCTCTTTCGCGGTGGTATCAGTGGTTCCGGCAATGGTGCTGCCAACACCCAGCCCCAGCAACTGACCAGACTGCTCAGTCACTGGCGTGATGTTAATCAGCGTCAGGAAAGAGGCGGACTGCTGGATCTGGTCTTCCAGCGTCTGCTGCACGGACGGCTCTACGGTGAACTTGCTGGACAGTTCTTCAACTGCCACACCGTTCAGACGCGCCAGCTGCTGCAGGTAAGCGTTAAAAGCAAAGCGGGTATTCTTCTTCATCGGGTTTTGTGCTCCATCAGCAATTGGTCAGAGTGTCAGCGGGGGCGTTACCGCCTGTTGCACGCTGGCGGTAGTCCTGGCGGCTGTCTTCATGACTCAGCTTGTCCACCAGTTCGTTAAAGGCGGTTTGCTGTGTCTGCAGGGCAGTCTCCAGCTCAGACAGGCGTTCTTCCTGCTCAGACAGGGATTTTTCGGTGCGTGCGCTCAGGTTCTGCTGCTCAGTGGCGACCAGCTCCACGGCCTTATGCACATCAGAGAACCGGGCGTCATCGGACTGCTCTTTTTTGGTAAACAGCGCTGTGACACGGGCAAACAGGGACGGTTTGTCGTCCTGGATTTCTTCCAGTTCGATCACCGTTTCCTCTGCAGCGGTAAAGAGATTGGCAGGATTCTGCTTGCGGTTTGCCAGTGGGTTATGGGCTGCACTGGCGCTGAATGTCAGCATTTCAGTGCCCAGACTGGCAGGGTCATCAGTGGCAGCCAGGCCGACCAGGTAGGCTTTGCCCGTATCAGCGAACTTCGGGCTGACTTCCATAGAGGTGAATAATTTCTGGCCTTTTTTCACCAGCTCCACCAGGGACTCCGTTGGCTCAACGTCGGCATACAGCGCCATCTTGCCTGCCAGCGGACCTTCCGTGATTTCTTCAGCAAACAGCGCCGTCACCTTGCCGTAGCGGTTAAAGGTGCTGTCCGGCAGATAAGACTTGATGTGCTCAAGGTTAATCAGCGCGGTATACACCGCCGGGTTGTAGCTGGCTGCCATCTGTTCCAGCCATTCACGCTGGATTTCGCGTCCGTCGGTGGTGGCACCTTCCACCCCGATGCGAAAACGCTTTGCTTTCACTGTCATGAGCCGTGCTCCGTTAGAAAAAACTTACTGGAGCCTTATGGTTGCGGTGATGGGGGCAGTGAAACAATGCGCGGTATTTGTACCGACAACCACACAAACCGCAGGCGGGGAAAGCCGTCATTCAAGGCTGTAGGTTTGTGCCATGAACACCACACTGACACCCGCAGATCTCGATCCCCGTCGGCAGGCCATGCTGCTGTACTTTCAGGGATACCGCGTAGCCCGCATTGCTGAAATGCTGGGCGAGAAAGTTGCAACCGTTCACAGCTGGAAAAAACGCGACAAGTGGGGTGACTATGGGCCGCTGGATCAGATGCAGCTCACCACCGCCGCACGCTACTGCCAGCTCATTATGAAGGAGCACAAAGAAGGGAAAGATTTCAAAGAGATTGACCTGCTGGCGCGCCAGTCTGAGCGCCACGCGCGGATCGGCAAGTTTAACAATGGCGGCAACGAAGCCGACTTAAACCCTAACGTCGCCAACCGCAATAAAGGCCCACGCCGTCAGCCGGAAAAGAATGTTTTCACCGATGAGCAGATTGAGAAGCTGGAAGAAATCTTCCATTCCTCCATGTTCAACTACCAGCGCCACTGGTGGGAAGCCGGAAAAACCAACCGCATCCGCAACCTGCTGAAGTCACGCCAGATCGGCGCGACCTTCTATTTTGCCCGTGAAGCCCTGATTGACGCCCTGCTTACCGGACGTAACCAGATTTTCCTTTCTGCCAGTAAGGCTCAGGCCCACGTCTTTAAACAATACATCATCGACTTCGCCAAAGAAGTCGAGGTGGAGCTAAAAGGCGATCCGATGGTGCTTCCTAACGGAGCCACGCTTTACTTCCTCGGCACCAATGCCCGCACGGCCCAGAGTTATCACGGCAACCTGTATCTGGATGAATATTTCTGGATACCGAAATTCCAGGAGCTGCGCAAAGTGGCTTCCGGGATGGCTATTCACAAAAAATGGCGACAAACCTATTTTTCCACGCCATCCAGCCTGACACACAGTGCTTATCCGTTCTGGTCCGGTGCGCTGTTCAACCGTGGACGCAACAAAGCCGACAAGGTGGACATCGACCTGTCCCACAGCAATCTGGCCCCCGGCCTGCTGTGCGCAGACGGGCAATACCGCCAGATAGTCACCGTGGAAGATGCGGTGCGCGGCGGCTGTAACCTGTTCGACCTCGACCAGCTACGCATGGAGTACAGCCCGGACGAATACCAGAACCTGCTGATGTGCGAGTTCGTGGACGATCTCGCGTCCGTGTTCCCGCTCAGCGAACTGCAGGCGTGCATGGTGGACAGTTGGGAAGTCTGGACCGACTTTCATGCACTGGCCCTGCGCCCGTTTGGCTGGCGCGAGGTGTGGATCGGTTATGACCCGGCAAAAGGTACGCAGAACGGCGACAGCGCCGGATGCGTGGTGGTGGCACCGCCAGCCGTGCCAGGCGGTAAGTTTCGCATTCTTGAGCGTCACCAGTGGCGCGGGATGGACTTCCGCGCCCAGGCTGACGCCATCAAAAAACTGACCGAACAGTACAACGTGACCTATATCGGCATCGACTCGACAGGTGTCGGTCACGGGGTTTACGAGAACGTGAAAGCGTTCTTTCCTGCCGTCCGGGAGTTTGTCTACAACCCCAACGTTAAAAACGCCCTGGTACTCAAAGCCTACGACATTATCAGTCACCGTCGTCTGGAGTTTGACGCCGGACACACCGACATAGCGCAGTCATTTATGGCAATCCGTCGCGCCACCACCGCCAGTGGCAACCGCCCGACCTATGAAGCCAGCCGCAGCGAAGAAGCCAGCCACGCCGATCTGGCCTGGGCAACGATGCACGCACTGTTTAACGAACCGCTGCAGGGCGAGTCCGCCAATACCAGCAATATTGTGGAGATTTTTTGATGGGAAAGAGTAAGAAAAACCGCGCTGCGGCGACGAATCAGCTCAAGCATAAAAGCCAAACTTCAGCCGAAGCATTCAGCTTCGGTGATCCCATTCCAGTACTTGACCGCCGCGAACTGCTGGACTATGTGGAATGCGTACAGACGGATCGCTGGTATGAGCCACCCGTAAGTTTTGACGGACTGGCGCGAACATTCCGCGCCGCCGTTCACCACAGCTCACCGATTGCAGTAAAGTGCAACATTCTGACCAGCACCTATATCCCTCACCCGCTGCTCAGCCAGCAGGCTTTTTCGCGTTTTGTGCAGGACTATCTGGTATTTGGTAACGCCTACCTGGAGAAACGCACGAACCGATTCGGTGAAGTTATCGCCCTTGAGCCTGCGCTGGCAAAATACACCCGACGCGGGTTAGACCTGGATACCTACTGGTTTGTGCAATACGGTATGACAACCCAGCCGTATCAGTTCACGAAAGGCAGCATTTTTCATCTAATGGAACCGGATATTAATCAGGAGATCTACGGCCTGCCCGGTTATCTTTCTGCCATTCCGTCTGCCCTGCTCAACGAGTCCGCCACGCTGTTCCGTCGAAAGTATTACATTAACGGCAGTCATGCAGGCTTCATCATGTACATGACCGATGCCGCGCAAAACCAGGAGGATGTGAACAACCTCCGCAATGCGATGAAAAGCGCCAAAGGACCAGGTAACTTCCGCAATCTGTTTATGTACTCGCCTAACGGCAAAAAGGACGGGCTTCAGATCATCCCGTTGTCAGAAGTCGCGGCGAAGGATGAGTTTCTGAATATCAAGAACGTGAGCCGGGACGACATGATGGCAGCACACCGAGTGCCGCCGCAGATGATGGGGATTATGCCTAATAATGTAGGGGGGTTTGGGGATGTGGAGAAAGCCAGCCGGGTATTTGTTCGGAATGAACTGATGCCTTTACAAAAACGCATTGCCGAAATTAATGAATGGTTAGATGAAGAGGTAGTCAAATTTGAATATTATGGCTTAGAAAATAATCAGTCATAAAAAAGAAGTGAACAAGTTGAAATTATCAGCTTGTTCACTATTCTCTGTATTATCTCTACTGCATCCGTCCGGGTAAATCGCTTTCATTGCGTAAACGCCAAGCTAACTGTTCACGATCCCAAACTATATCGTCTTTGCTAGCCTTTCTAAAATTTGCTAGCACAGTACTGCTTATAGCGTAATTACCATTCTCATTAGTTTTGATGAACTCGTCCCCAAAGTCATTGATTAGAAATTCAACAACCTCGGACTGATACAACACACCATTAGAACGAGTGGTATTAACCATCCAGTCAACTATTTTTATCAGAGAATCATTCATCATCACTCTCAGCTTTTGGAACAAATAAAACTAGAGTATCTTCATGAAAAACTCCGCGCTGGTTCTTAGCACCAATAAACCACGTACAAACTGCCATTGTAGCCGATTGGTAGTGATCAATTACCATGATTGGACCATGTCCTGTTGCATGTTTTACTTTCTGGCCCGGTGTATATTTTGCCACTCTCACGTCTCCTTTCATGTGTAAGTTATCAATTTCAGAATATATCTACATTAATTGCAAGTAAACATGTTTGCGCGCGCTCGTATCCCCGCCACGCCTGCCCGCTTTATGCAGTGGTTTTCATGCACATGCATGACATGAGCAAAAGCCCGCCAGTTCTGGCGGATCTGAGCAAAGACGATCCTCAATCGATCATGCGATTTCATGCAGCATAGTCATGCACTGTCAAGGAAGTGAAAATCCGTATCTGAATGGCCACTTGAAAAACGGATCATACGGGTTTACAAAGATGAATGTTCGCTGTGAACGGGAAGCGGAAGTTAACTTTCAGATAACATAATCCATATGCACGAGAACCTCTAAAATAGAATGGGACACCTAAGCGGGGTACTTACAACGATTCTTTCCATATTCACAGTTAACACTCTGTTTGGCGTATTTTTATTCAAATAGCAAACACCAATAAAAGGAGTTTCCATGAACAATATTCCCCCTATACCACAGTTAGGAATTTATGTCTCAAAAATCGATCCCACCCTACGTATCACTGTAACCGATGTTGATATTGTTGATGGTGAGGATGATTCTCCTGATGATGAATTGTTTTATTTAGTCCACTGGATCGAGGGGGAAGATGAAAGTGATATGACAGCAATGGGATTTGAGCTAGACCCAGTAGAGTGGCAGGCTTTCGTTGAATCTGAGCAATTAGTGTTTGAGCGTGATCCGTACATGGATTCAATCCCCGAAAATTCAAACTTGGCAAAGATTCGGGATTTTCTCATGAAGACTAAACAGAATGATCATTCGTAAGTGTAAGCATCCATCAGGAAAATGGTTTTGTAAGTGAATCATCAACTTTTAGAGAGTCTCAGACACTCCCACTTCTGCTTCTGACACAAAGCGGACGATCACTTATCAAAATAACCGCCCACCTTACGCCTTATTTCACTCATTGCCCAAACTAGCCCCCATCAGAATGAATCCTCCTGGGGGCAACATTTCTTAATGCAGCCAGCTGTCGTCCTCCCACACCTTCTGCATAATTTTCATCACTTGTTTTCTTTCTTCATCCAGTTGCAGTCCGGTTAGTTCCACACCGTTAGAGCTACCTTTGCGAATGCGAATTACCGTTTTGGGATACAGGGGGCGCAGATTGCGGTAAAGCTCGGATTCAAGTGCGTCCAAGGTAGACTGGCTAATCTTCTGCTCTTTATCGATCATTATTTCAATGCGCATAAAAGTCACCTCAGCTGATGACATCCATTGAGCGGTTGTATTCGTGGCTTCTGATTTTTGCCATGAGTTCATCAGTCAATTCAGAAACCCACTGCAGAGCCAGCCCCTTCTCTTCATCACTACACTCACTAGCCGCTACAAGCTTAAGAAAAAAATCAATGCGCTGGAGCTTCAAAGACTCCAAAAAATAGTCCTGCATCTTTCCTCCTATGACACCAAAACAATACTGTATACATAACCACTGTTTATATTTACAGTATATAATAATCTTACTGATGTAAAACGTTTTTTTACGTTCATCGGCCTGATATGCCTGGTATTATTAAGAGCACGAATTGTTAACCCGCGTAATTAATACAGGTTCCGCCACTTATCATCTTCCTTCAGACGCTGGTTCCGATAGAAGATACGCAGGCCTGCTCCTGACGGAATACTGCCGCCGCGAAGGAGCAAATCGACTTCTTTCTCGCTGCCATCAAATCCCCTGGACTTCAGTTCATAGACGAGCTGCTGTCGCTGATGGTCTGTAATTCGCTGTTTGTAGTCTTTACGCCGTTTCGGTTTCACCTGGCGTAACCTTGCAGCCAGTTCCCGGCGCTCTTTTTTGCTCATACTGTGCAGGTAATCGTGCAACTCCTTGTCATTCATACGGGTAATATCCGTTCTGGAGTCCCCATCAGCTGATTTGTCTTTCCCTTGTTGGTTCAAATTTTCAGCAAAGGGACAGTTATTGCCACGAGTCCAAGGGGCGCAAGCGCCCTGGTCGGCTACCGCCTCCTGAACGTCAACGGCCTTACGAACCATTTTCCACTTCACTGCATGAGTGCAGATCTTGCCCTCTGCAATGGGTGACCAGATGCCATAAATACGAATGCCGTGATCGCCATAGGCGGTCGGCTCTTCGTTGATTTCATAAGCGGTTCTGATAAGGTGATATTTACGGGGAACCAGTACGCCGCCCTGCTTCATGATGTAGGTGGCAAAACAACCAGCATCAGCAGCAGCCAGGATGGCATCAAGGCGCGGGTCATCCAGTATCGGCGCACCTGCTTTTTTGTCACCCTGTTGCCTTGCCGCCTGACCAGCCAGCAAGCGAAGTTCACGGTAAGCCTGACGTCCCGGAATACCAAAGAAGCGGAACTGCTGAACACGATGCAGAGACGCCCAGGCATTAACGTATTCGGCGTTATCACGCAGGGATTTACCCGTTTCCTTGCTGATCTCGCCAGCCAGACCACGCCCGTCAATGTTCTTACTGATGTATTTCGCGATGTAGCTTGTCGGTGTTCCTTTGCGCGGGTTAATCAGCTCAGACTTAAAGCGTGGCCCCGTGTTGTTGCCCAGCTCCTCGCGGTCTACACGGATGGCAAACTTACGCAGTAATGCAGTGATGGCGCGGCGGTCTTTTTTACGCATGAAGCACATGAGATGCCAGTGCACAGTACCGTCATGGTGCGGCTCAGCCACCCGCACGCCATACCAGCGCAACCCGGTTTTGTGCATTGCCTTACGAAATGCAGCAAACATGCCGACCAGATAATCGCTACTTTGTCTTACCGTCGCATTTGTCCAGGTCGGGTTGGGTCTGCCGTTGTTGAGCGTGGAATGGAAACGTGACGGACAGGTGATAGTGTAGAAAACGGCGCAGTCACCGCGCATTTCCGCGATAAGCTCCAGACCTTTAACACAGGCCATCATCTCATTGCGGCGATGCGCAGGGTTGCTGCTGCTGGCGTTTACCACATCCTCCATGTCCAGCGTGTCGCCGTCTTCGTTCACCAGTTCATGAGAACGGAAAAACTCCAGCGACTTACGGCGCTGCTCACGTTTATGCATCACGGCTTCATAGCTGACATAGGGAGATGCTTTTTTGCTGACCAGGCAGACAGCACGCAACTGCTCTTCCCGCCATTCGCAACGCATCTTCCATAATTTCCGATACCACCAGTCGGCGCACAACATACGCGCCAGCGAACCCGGAATGAGTTCATAGGGCACGGGTTTACGGCGGTTTCTTTTCCGACGGAGTTGCTCAAACGCAGGTGGGATGACATCCAGACGCAGGGTTTCCGCCGCCACCTTTTCCCATGTCTTGCGGATTTCTTCTGGCTTAACGTCATCGGTGGCATACAAATCGCCACAAGCTGCATCAAGGCACATGCTCATATGCGCAGCTACCAGGGTGGACAGGCGTTTCACCTGATCCTGACTCATTTCAGGCAGGATCAGCAGGCCCTCCATCCCTTGATGGCTTGCCATAAAACGGAAAGAAGCAGACAGCTGACTGTCACGTACACAATCCAGTCGCTCCAGACATGGCTTAATCGTCTCACGCAAATAGCGGGAATAAGCCTTTGGCCTGCCCAGGCTGCTGAAGTATTCGATACGTTGCATCAGCGGCTTGCTAATATGGGTGGGCTGGGCGCTGACGTCCGCCAGAATGACCATGTCCGGGTTAAAACGCTGCTGTTCATGCGCCAGCTTTGCCCGGCTAATGAGCTTATCCTGCTCCATTTCGCGCTGGACAGGATCACGAGATTCATTAAAGAAATAACGCTCCCAGACCTGCTCACTCAGTGCATCGCGGCGCAGCTGTTCCTGCTCATTATCGGCAGCGTACAGAGTGATCAGGTTTGAAAGTGCAGACTCCGGCGCAACTTCCGCCGGGTCCAGATAAGGGTTAATGGCCTTTTTCGGGCCGTTCCATGAAAATGCTGCAGCGGCCTCGTTAAAGCCGCTAGAGTTGCTCATATCGTCATGACTCATACACGTACTCCGTACACGGCAGAACTATCCACGCCACGCGAATAATCAAATCCCATCCAGCAGCACGGCCCGGAAACAGCAATGATTTCTGTTGCTGATTTACCCTCGCCAGCTGCCACACCGATGCTGCGTTTTACCTTGATATAGTGGTGAGTAAAATTGCGATACAGCGAACGGATCAGGGATGTGTCACTGTTAGAAACAATGACTGGATGTCCTTCTGATGACCGATGTTCAAGAACGGATGCCAGGTGATACTGGTCATCTTCAGTGAAACCATCAGTGTGATAGCCGGAAAACGTACCGTCATACGGCGGATCGCAATACACCACATCTCCCGCGTGCAACATTGCCAGCGTTTCATCGAAGCTGGCGCAGATAAATGTTGCCCGCTGGGCTTTTTCTGCAAATGCACGAATTTCTTTTTCAGGGAAATACGGATTTTTATAATTACCGTAGGGAATGTTGAAATGCCCGCTCTTGTTATAGCGACATAAACCACGGTAACCGTGACGATTGAGATACAGGAAATATACCGCTTTCATGAAATCAGTAATTTCAGTGGAGTAATTAAACTCCTGCCTTATGTTGTAATAAGCCACCTCCCTGTTTGCGATCTCAAATAAAACTCTGGCGCGAGATATAAACGATTCACAATCAGCGGCAACCTTTTTATAGAGGTTGATTAAATCAGGATTAATATCCGCAACCAAATAGCTGGGGTAATCCGTCTCCATCATCACAGCACAGGAACCCGCGAAAGGTTCAACCAGTCGCGGGCCAGCAGGAAGGTGTTTTTTCAGTTCGGACATAATGGCGGTTTTATTACCCGCCCATTTCAGGATGGTGCTCATACAGCACCTCCGTTGTAATGTTTGCCTTTCAGCCCTGCGATTTCCTGACAGGTAATGCAAAGCTGCACACCTGGAATGGCGCGGCGGCGTGCTGGCGGAATTGGCGCTTCACACTCAATGCAAAGCACGCGGGACACGCCCGGCGTTTTGGCACGGGCAGCACGGATATGGCGCTGGCGTTCTTCTTCAACGCGCTGCTGTACGAGATCCATTGCATCAGCCATTAGTGGATCTCCTGCGCTTCGTTCTGGATTGCTTCAGCAGTTACACGCAGTAGTTCTGCTGCTTCGACGTGGTTTAGCTGGCGGGATGTGATATGACACGCCAGGCTATCAAGGCGAGCTGCCATTGCTTCAGCCCTTGCCCGGCGTTCTTCCAGACGAGCCTCTGTCAGTAAAATATTAAGCCCTGCATCATCCGGTCCGGTTTTAGTCGTGAGGGTTTCAATATTACGCATAATCAATTCTCCTGAATTTAGATAAAGGGATACCCGGCGGGTTTACGCCATTAATTTCATTAGTTGGTTAATTCGGCATGGTTAGCCGTCTGGGAAATAAGCTCACCACTGCACGAAAATGATTCATTGCTTTAATCAACTCCCGCTTTTCGTCAGTGGTCAGCTCATTAATGCTGATGCTATGACGTTCAGCTGGAATTTTTGCCATAAAGAATATAGCAGCCAGTGCCCGTTTATTTTGTTCGTTATTGATATCCCGTGGATCACGCATATCTTTAATAAACCGCTCAAGCTCTGACTCAATATTCAGGCCAAAAACTTTCGCCCTTAGCTCCGCAATGTGATTAAGTCCATTCAGGCGTTCACCGGGGCTTAATGGAACAGTCGCCGCAGCGCCATTAATTGCCATAATTCATATCCCCAAAACGCAACTATCGTTGTTTGTTATTACGGTAACGTTCAAGAGGAGATACATTTTTTCGTATCGTTTCTTTAACCTGCTCTCCCCGTAAAAACGTCCCATCCTTTAGCGTGAAAAAGTAACTGCCATCGCCCGACAACGACGGATAACAACAGAGCAAATCATCTTCAGGTACTGAATAACTCTCCCCTCTGTAACGAAACTGATAAACCACTTCACTTTCCGCTGCATACATTTTGACTTTCTCCGTTTCCCCGTGGTCAATTCAGACAGCAATTCATCTTGTGAATGACACGGATGCCAGCGTTTACCATCCTCACCCATGATCCAGCCGTGACCGTAGTGCATTGCCGGGCTTTGTTTTACCAGCAGCGATGCAAATGATGGTTCTTTCGTAAGCATAAGCACCTCACAGCAAACCGAATGAAGCACCGAGGCCAGTCACGGTATCAACTGCACTCGCCATCGCAGGATTAGTCTGTAAACGGGCCTGCAATGAAACAGCGGCCAGCGCCATCAGTCGTGTTACAGAGTTAATGCTGCTGATAGCATCACGACGACCTGCACTGGTTTTTACATCGCCAGATACCGCACCTGCAGCAACACGCCCGATCTCTGCGGTTGCACTCATGACGTAATGTGGCAGTTTCTCTTTTGCCACCTCATTAATCGGTACGCATGGCAGGCAGTGAATCTGAGCCAGAAAACCATCTACCAGCGTTGAATCTTCAGTCAGATCGGTAAGCAGCCAGATTTCTGGTGCGGTTAATAAATGAGGTTGAGCCGGGTTCAGCTTGTTCCGCAGAATCTGCACATTCATGCCAGCACGTTCTGCCAGTTGCACCAGGTTGTGGCGCAGCGCGAATGCACGACAGGCTTCATCAAAATGTGGATGTTTGGAAACTTGGTAATCAAACATAGTCGACACCCCTGATGTATCCCAAAATGGAACTAGTTGAATACAACATTGCAATCAGTAAGTGCATCAACGGTAAGAGCAGCAAGGTTGATCATTACCTTTTCTCTTTTCTTGTCTTTCCGAAGGCGATGACGAGGGATGCGACCATCAGCCAGCATATCGTTGATTGTGTCGATAGAAAGACCAGTAAGTTCGCTATAACGCTCAATTGTGACGTGCGGCGTATTCAGAGTTATTGAAATGTTAGGGGTCATGATGCAACATCTCCTATTGGCTTGTGGTGAGCCGGTATTAATCGTGACGAAAACTTCACAAAACGGAGAATAGGTTCGCATAAAGAATATGTCAACTAATAAAATCACATTTCGCCATATTGAAGATCATCTGAAAGCCATGGTCATGCAGAATCGAGGAGGGCAAAAAGTCATTGAGAGAATACTCATGGCCTATGGTTTCAAATCACGCCAAGCATTCTGTAACCACCTTGGTATTTCACAAAGTACAATGGCTAACAGATATGCACGCGATACCTTCCCTGCTGATTGGGTTGTTATATGTTCAATGGAAACTGGCGCATCAATCGAATGGTTAGCATTTGGTTTAGATGCTGAAGAAGGAGTGCCAGTTCCTTCGCCAGAACGGCATGCTGAAAAACAGTCTGCAGATGAATTTTGCAATGAAGTTCACACCCCCACGATAAAGTTCGATAATGAAAACCACATGGATTTCACTCGAGGGGGTAAAGCAGCAATAGAGCGAATTGTTAAGGCTTACGGTTACAAAACGCGCCAAGCCTTAGCCGATCACCTTGGCATCTCAAAAAGCACATTAGCTACACGATACATGCGAGACATTTTTCCGGCAGACTGGATCATCCAATGCTGTTTAGAAACAGGAGTGTCTCTCGAGTGGTTATCTTTTGGTAAGGGGCATTCCAATCAAACAAAGCTAAGTGGGTTGCTTACATTAGACTGCTATGATCTACGTGACGGCAAACTTACTGATCAAAGAGAATTAATCGTTTCGAGCGAAATTTTACCTCAAAATTTAAAACATCCCTATATAGTTAATTCCGCAAATGATTCATATATCATTAGCAAAGAGGAGTATCTTAGCGATGGTCTATGGTTAGTATCTATTAACGGAGAATTTACTTTTAGAGACATATTTAAACTTCCAAACAATCGCATCCGCGTTGAAAACACAAAATATAGCTTTGAATGCGATAAAGAAGATTTGGAATTTAATAATAAAGTTAAAGGAATAATTAGAAAAAGGGTTTAACAATGAGCTTTACGAAAACTATTGAATTTGCAAACTATACCTTAAATTTTGGAGAGGACAAAGTTCTCTTAGATGCTTTTGATTGCATTGTTTTTCCTTCATTTTTCGCACAAAAATACGTTAGAAAATTTAAAGATACAGAATATTTCTTTACTGACACAAAAATTATTACGTTAGATACTACAGATTCAGATTTTATTGGTCCTATAGTTCCAACAATTGCATTGTGTGGCCGCATTATAAAAAAGACCATATTTAAACGAGATCAAATATTTCAAGATGGTCAATTAATTCGAGATCACAGGACGCTAGAAAGTCACCCCAGCTCTATTTTTATTCTTATGCTTAATGAGCACAGATTAATGCTTTGCAAAGAGGTTTCTGGAGCCCCTACCCTAGAAGAATTTGAAAATACTAGCAAGTATTGCCTTGCACAGCGATATAATTCTTTTGTGGATTACGAAGTAAAAAAAAATAAAAGAATTAGAAAGAAAAAATCATACATTGATCGACTGTATAAAAAAGATATTTATCGTAAACTAGGAGCCCCCAAATTACGGGTTACCCCCTTAACAGACCCAAGATCATTGAGCAATTTTGTTGAACTCTTTTCTGTTGTTAATAGATTATCAATTGAGTTATTACCAACAAATAGTGAAAATATATCTCTTGATGGCTTCTGGAGGAAATTTGAACAAGAAAAAGAAGAACTTAATAGTAGTAAAGCTCAATTAGTATACACAAATAAAAATGAAGATGGTTTAAATTCTGATGCCGTCATTCAAAAAACAACAAGTGCAACCCGAATGGCCAACTCTAAAGTAATTATCAGTGGTAAAGATGAACACGGAGCAAGGCTATCAGGGAATAATGATAGTTTTACTCTAAAAGCATCAAGGCCACAACTTAGTTCTGATTTGGAAAGAGCTGCTCAAGAGGCGTATTCTGCATTCACAGAATTAAAGGATGAAGGAAATATTATTATTCCAGAACGTGAAGATTATACTAAAATTTTTTCCAAGTTAACATCAATAATTTCTAGGTGGCTATAGTATGAAATATACATTCAACCCAGAAGATCTGACCAAAGAGCGATCTTTGCATGATGTTTACAAATTAACTAAAAAAATAAAGGTCAATTCATTTGACTTTTATTTCACATTATTGTTAGTGATATTATTATCTATTAATGCTTTTTGTCTATCTTCATCACCAGAGTTAATTTCATCTATTAGACAATGGACACCTTTAGTATTCGGATTCACTACAACAACATTAGGTTTTTTAATTACTGGATTTACAATATTTGCAACCATAAATAAACCTGAACTTTTCCTTTCATTAATGGAGTATAAGCATCCATTATACGGGATAAGTTACTTAAAATATGTTTATGGTGTATTTATGAGAGTATTTATATATTTCATATTTTGGTCTGTTATCTATCTTTTAGTCCTTCTTTTCGGGCAAGAAAATGGATTGGCTACAAAATTACTCAGAGCCTTAATGTTTTCTCATTGCACTAAAGTTGTTGGAGTTCAAATACTATATATACTCGTAGGAAGCAGTGCAGTGTTCCTTGTATTAACTTTAAAAACTTTCCTGTTCAATATTTATGCTATGTTAATGCAATCTCTACGCTGGGAAGTAGAAAGATAAAATTAACCTCAATGTATGAATCTTAATTCATATACATTGACACTGGTTATACATACAGTAAAAATGCTCTCCACTGGAGGGCATTTTTTATGGCAGTACGAAAACTCACCACAGGAAAATGGCTATGCGAATGTTACCCCGCGGGACGTAGTGGACGTCGTGTGCGTAAACAATTCGCCACCAAAGGTGAAGCTCTGGCTTTTGAGCGTCACACGATGGAAGAAACCGAAGCAAAGCCCTGGCTGGGTGAATCAGTGGATCGTCGAACACTGAAAGACGTGGTTGAGCTATGGTTCAAACTACATGGTAAATCTCTGACAGCTGGGCAGCATGTCTATGACAAATTGCTGTTGATAGTTGACGCTCTGGGCAATCCCCTTGCAACCGATCTCACCTCTAAAATGTTTGCCCACTATCGAGATAAACGCCTGACAGGAGAGATCTACTTCAGCGAAAAATGGAAGAAAGGAGCAAGCCCGGTCACCATTAACCTGGAGCAAAGCTATCTTAGTAGTGTTTTTAGCGAACTATCCCGCCTGGGCGAATGGTCGTATCCGAACCCACTGGAGAACATGCGAAAATTCACCATCGCAGAAAAAGAGATGGCATGGCTTACCCATGAGCAGATTGTTGAATTACTGGCTGATTGCAAACGTCAGGACCCAATTCTGGCACTGGTAGTTAAGATATGCTTAAGCACAGGCGCACGCTGGCGAGAAGCCGTAAATCTTACTCGTTCACAGGTGACCAAATACCGAATTACCTTTGTAAGAACGAAGGGGAAGAAAAACAGAAGCATCCCTATCAGTAAAGAGCTTTACGAAGAGATCATGGCGCTTGATGGGTTCAATTTCTTCACAGACTGCTATTTTCAATTTTTATCCGTGATGGAAAAAACGTCTATCGTGCTCCCTCGCGGTCAACTCACACACGTTCTGCGCCATACGTTTGCAGCGCACTTCATGATGTCGGGTGGAAACATCTTGGCCTTACAAAAAATTCTCGGACATCACGATATAAAAATGACGATGCGTTACGCACATCTGGCACCGGATCATCTGGAAACGGCGCTCCGTTTCAATCCTCTGGCAACGCTGCCAAGTGGCGACAAAGTGGCGGCAGCGGTTGGCATTACCCCGTAATAACCACCACTGACCACCAACCCAACTTATTGTTTTTACTCTAACTTATTGTTTTCATTAACCCGTTTACATAAATGGGTTTTTTGTTGCCTGAAATTTATGCCGTTTAAAATCATGATGTTAGAAGCACTGTTTTTTAACGATGGCGACAAATTGGCGGCAGAGTCAAAGAGAGAGCACCACCTGTCCTGATTTCATTGGATGCGGCTGAACCGGATTTGACTCTTTTGGCGTTGCAATCGAACGAACAAAAGTTTCATGGGTAACAAAAGTATGGCTGCAGTTAATGTTCTGGCACTGGTTGTAACGCTCTTTGGTCAATGAAGATACCTGAAAACTGCTGCGAGTATGGGCGGCACTTCCACACAGTGGGCAAATCATCATTTTTCGAGTTCTCCCCATTTTTGCTAAATTCACAATAATGATACCGCATTATTCCATTTTGAAAACTTAAAAGTTCTCTATTACGAAGAATCATTCCATTTCGAAATCATTAATCTTCACTTCAAGCTCCAGACTGGTCGTAAAACCGTTATCCGGATTGACAGTATGCGTCAGGGTGGTAATAGTCCATTCCGCATCATCTATCGGCTGTTTAAAGCCTCTGACTTTCACTGGCATTTCCGTGTAGAGATCCGCCCGACCTTCTGCCAGTTGTAGCGAGAATGACGCAACGCCACGTTGCAGGCGTTCCCACTGCATTTTCGCCGCCCGTTCGGCGTTGCTCCGGTTGGCATAGGTGCGATTAAGTACCAGCACGTTTTCATCTGTACCCACCAGGTAATCGCCCTGCTTCGCTTCCGGCTCTTTCTTCTGCTTCTTAGTCCTGCGCTTACGCTTCACCGTGGTGCTTTCTTTCTTCGCGGGTTCGCGGGTATGCAACCAGCTGGCAATTACGCCCGTGTAGGCTCCGCGATCTGCCAGGGTAAAGCGGTGACTGTCGCCGTCCTTACGTGTGATAGTGATAACCGGTAGTGGTTTACCGCTGGCGCTTTTACCCTGTCCCTGCCGGATGAATAACAGATTGCCATTTTTCACCGACGCAATAGCACCGTACTGGCGCGCCAGCCGCATCAGAAAACTGCCGTCACTCTCATTGGTCTGGTCTATATGCTCCACAGGTTTATCCGACAGGTCTTCACCCAATGCCATCTTCAGTTTGTGCCGCGCAGCTATTTCCTTCACCACTTCCCCAACGGTGGTCTTGTGCCACGATTTTTCACGGCGGGTATTCAGGGTTTCACGAAAATCAGCACTTCGCGCCCGGATAGTCAGGCGGTCCGGTGCGCCAGTGTGTTCAATCTCGTCCACCGTGAATGCTCCTTTCGGGAAAAGCGACTGCCCCTTCCAGCCCAACGCCAGCGTAATGACCGCACCACGGCGCGGCAGCACGATTTTTCCGTCGGCGTCGTCCAGCTCCAGATCAAGCTGGTCCGCTTCAAAGCCCCGATTGTCCGTCAGCGTCAGACTCATCAGGCGGTTATCCAGCACAGTGGTGATATCCTTACCCTCAATACTGATGCTGAATGCCGGAGTTTTGTTGCCTTTGCTAAGCAGTTCAGAGCTGAAATTCACGACAGCAGCCCTCCCACCGTTTTACTGATATCGCTTAAGGCAGACGTTGTCGTATCCTGCAAATTATTCAGCTGCGCACTGAGATCACCGAACATATCGGACAGGGATTCATCCACCCGTTTGAGCGACAGGGTGAACTCAATCCGGCGCGGCATACCATCGCGGAAAAACTCCGTTTTAGTCTGATTCAGTCCCTCAATCACATACATGCCGTAAATCGTGCCGCTGCCTTCAATCAGGGGCCATGCTTTCCCCTGTTCTGCCATCTGCTCCAGTGCCAGCAACGACAGCCTGCCGCCTGTTATTTCCGGCATAAGAACACCGGAAAGCGTCAGCATGTCGTTTTCCGGTCCCAGAAACTGCGTAGACGGACGTCGGTTTACCCGACTGTTTGCCGCATGTCGCCAGCTGCGTTGATACTGCAGTTCCTGATACGGAACGGTGCGCAGCATAAACACGTACAATCCCAGCACCATCATCATGCGTCGTATCCCCCCTGATCGCTGTAGTTACTCCTGGCTTTTGCCTTCAGCCTGCGTTCACGTTCATCAAGCTGGCGTGCCACCTCCCGCGCAATATCCTGCGCACTTTGTCCTGGCTGCGTCTGAATGATGATCTGCGTCGGTGCCTCAATCCGTTGAACGAGCGGCACAGTGGCTGCGCGACTCACAATTGCTTCTCCACCTTTCGCGGGAAGTGCCAAAGGGTGCAACGGTGGAAGCTCTGCTGGCGCGGCAGCAACGCCCATCATTCCGGCAACAACGGCAGCCAGTGCAGCTGTATTTCTCCGGCTGGTCACATTTGCCGGGCCGTTAACAATTTCCGGCCCGTTTTCACCGACGATGCCAAACTGCCCGCGCGGGATATACCCGCCGCTGTCATACATCCCCGCAAAGCCATATCCCCATGATGGAAAACCACCCGATGGCATCATCACTTTACCGTCTGCATTCACCGTCGCAGGTTGCTGACGCGTCACGCTTTCCGGCAGTTTTGCCTTTGCGGCCTCTTTACTGACAATGCCGAGCTTCTCCAGCAACCAGGAAACGCCGGATTTCAGGGAGTCCAGCGGATGCATGACCATATTCAGCCCTTCCGCCAGTGCCTCCCCGAATCGCCGCCCCATTGCCGCTGCGCTCTGCAGTTCGGCAGAGGTCGACTTAACGGGCGTCAGCAGATCAGTAAACCAGCCCCACAGCGCCTGCACTTTGTCGCCAATCCACTGGAACACGGGCTTAAGCGGTTCGAACGCTGCACTGATGGGACCTGCCGCCGCTTTGAATCCTTCCACCACGCCACCGAGAAATGCGGTGATGGGTTGCCAGTATTTCCAGACAACCAGCGCCACGCCCGCCAGTGCAGTAACCACAAGACCTATCGGACTGAGCAGAGCACCTAACAGACCAGATATGGCATACAGGGCAACGCGCAGCATCGCCAGTGGACCAGATGCCAGTACTCGCAGCACCGTGCCTGCGGCGGCCAGTCCACCGCGCAGTACCGCCAGAGGATTCATAAACATCACAGCAACAGCACGTAAACCGGATAATCCAGACCGCAAAAGTGCAACCGGCGCACCTGCTACAGTTTTCAGGACATTTCCCGTCAGTGATGCCGTGCGGCGCAAAGACGACAACGGCGCAGTAAGTAAACCTGCGGCGTTGCCCGATGAAGCAAGCCCGCGTCGCAGCAGTGCCAGTGGTGCGCCAGCCAGCCAGGACAACGCGCTGCTGGTTCGAGTTACTGCTGCCGTAACGGAAGATAACGTTTTGATACCCAACACAGAGAATCCCAGACGGATCACTGCCAGCGGCCCCAGCACTGCAGCCAGCGCCACCGCTAAGGTGCCGAGGCCGACGGTAACCGCAGCCACAACAGCCGATGCTTTCATCAGTGTGCCTGTCAGTTCCGGGTTAGCTTCCACCCAGCGACGCAACGCCCCCGTGACGCTTTTCACCGTGTACAGAATATCCATCAGCGGCTGGCGCAGCGTTTCGCCCAGGCTGCTGAAGGTGTTCTGCGCTCCGGTTTTGACCAGCAACCACTGCGCAGAAAGTGAATCCTTGTTAATGTCGGATTCTTTCTGCATGGAGCCGAGCGCATCATTGCCCGCTGTCAGTTTTAACTGACGCTGCAGTTCCGGCAGGTTGTTTGCCAGTTTCGCCGCGTCATCGCCAAACTCTTTACCAAACAACATAGTCATGGCAGACAGGCGCTTGTCCTGCGGCAGCGCGTTTACCTTCTCCAGCACGCGCTGGATGGTTCCCATCGCATCCTTCGTCATCTGCTTTTCAATCACTTCAGGATTGAGTTTCAGCAGATTCATCCCTTCAAAGAAACTCTTGCTTTGCATGGTGGCAATGGACAATTCACGCACCATCGCGTTTGCTGCACTGGCTGCAACCTCTGGCGCAGCGCCCAGTGTCAGGAAGGTGGAACCCAGCGCCGCCGCTTTACGATAATCCAGACGGTCAGCCACACCGCCCAGACGTTGCATCACATCAATGATGTCTGCCCCTTTCGACATGGCGTTATCATCCAGATAGTTCAGCGCATCACCGAGCTGTTCAATATTGCGGGTGGGGATTTTGTAGAGCTGGGCGATTTTCCCCAGACTTTCTGACAGTTCATCCGCTGGCAGCTCAAAGGCTGTTGCCGCCTTTGCTGCCGTACTGGCGAAGGCCAGCAGGTCACGTTTCTGATCTTCCCAGCTGTCGTCAGGGTTTGCGACGTTCATGCGCGCACCACCTTCAACCAGTGCAGCGAAGTCCACCGCACCGTTTTCCATCGGCAACTGTTCGCTGGCAGCCTTGATGGCATCCTGCATTTCATAAAAACGTGCAGTGCGGTTGCCATTATCGTCACGCAAACCATTGACCTGCTTTGCCACACCTTTCATGGCATCTTCCATGCTGGTATAGCTTTTTACTGCCGCCATCACTGGCGCACCCATTGCCAGCCCTGCAGCCGTGGTGGTGGCTCCGGCACCTGCAATACGATCACGCACCTCCAGCGAACGGGCATAACTGGCACGCGCTGCATTCATCCTGCGCTGAGCTTCCCCCAGTCGCTTCAGCCGCGCCTCCTGTTTCGAAAGTTCCTGGTTATAACGTGATGTTTCACGGGCTAAACGGGCAGTTGCTCCCGCATCGTCTTTCGCAGAAATTCCCGCCCGGTACAGTTCAGCACGCACAAGCGCCGTCTGCTGCTGCAGCTTTTTCTGGCGTTCTTCCAGGCGCTGAACAGCCAGCCGTTGACGGCCCAGAGCAACAACCTGACGTTGCGAAGGCGGCCCCATCGCTCCCAGTTCCTGACTGAGCAAATTTGCACGCTGGCGGGCATAGTTCAGCCTGTCGCCTAATTTCTGATTTTCTGCCTGCAGCTTTCGGAAGCTGTCCAGACTGCTCCCGGCCTGATCAAGCTGCTTTATTGCATCGCGGGATTTTTTGACAGCAGCAGCCAGTTCTCTTGAACTGGCCTGCGCAGATCGAAATGGGCGGGTGAGCTTGTCAACCGCATTAAGAATGACCTGCAGACGCAGGTTGTTATCACTCATCGTTGGCCCCGCTTCTCTGAATCGCTTTATACCGCCATTCCAGCACTTCGGTCAGCGGCATAACGTCAGTAACGGATGGCGGCCAGTGAAAAATGGTGGCGATATCTGCCACCAGATCGTCAACCGTCAGGCTGTCGGTAAACCGGCAAGCACCGACTTCTTCAACAAAAAAGTGACAACCTCAACCGACATGGCAGTGAGATCTGCCGGGTCCATCTCTGCAATTTCCTGTGCAGTCAGTGCCGGACTGGAGATGCGGGGGATCACGGTCATCATCGCGTTTACATCCATATCCATAATGGCCTGCAGGCGTGTACCGCGCAGCGCACCGGACTGCGGTTTACGCAGCACAATTTCGGTGATTTCTGTTTTACCGCGCTTGATGGGGGTATCCAGTTGAATGGTCTTTTCAGTCTGCTTATCGCTCATTTTGCTGTCCTGTCAATTGGGTTCTGGCGCGGTATCCCGCGCCGTTCAGATATATCAGAGGCCGAGGGCGTTGCGGTGCGCTTCCATCAGGTCCACACCGTCCACAATTTCCACCATGTTGATAAGGTCCACTTCATAGAGCACCTCACCATTGATGGTCAGCTTCGCGTAGCTGTTGGTACTGGTCACTTTGGTGGTGTTGCTTTCGCCCGTCTTCCACTCGCCGGAATCCACTTCTTTGTGACGTCCACGCACGACAAGCTCCACGGCCTGCACTTCCCCGGTATCGTCACGCTGAATAGAGCCGGTAAAGCGCAGCTGGATGCCATCCACCGTGGCTTTACCCATCTGTTTAAACAGCAGCAATTCAGTACCACCAATGGAAAATTCTGTGTCCAGCGCACTGTCATCAAGCCCCAGATCCACATCCACCGCACCCGGCATTCCGCCGCCGCGATACTTCTCATATTTGCGGGTAAATTTCGGCAGCGTCAGCGACTCAACGATCCCCTGCCAGTTGTTCCCGTCGTTAAACAGGTTCAGGTGTTTTAATTTGCGTGGTAATGCCATGTTGTCCCCTTACGCGCTGACCTGGCTGGCGAAATTCACCAGGTACTGATCGGTGATGCGCTGACGCAGCATCAGGTTTTCAAGTGGCGGCACTGGCGTGTAGTCGTAGTCGATGGTGAGTTTTCCGGCTTTCAGCGTGTCTTTGTCGTTCACCGACTCATCCAGCCAGCAATCACCACCAATGAGATAGCCCTGACTGACCAGGCTGCGCATTTTGGCGCGGATACCTTCGATAATGTCGCGGGCCAGCGACGGGTTAAGCGGTTTATCCACCGCCCACATGTGTGCTTCTGCCATCGTGTCCATCAGCACCTGCGCCGTGCGGGTGTAGTTTTCGAAGGCAAAGAGCGGGTCATCACTCAGGCAGCGGGAACCCCAGAAGCGGAAACCGTCTTTACGCACAAGCGTGGTGACGTCGTTCTGGTTCAGCAGACCTGCATCGGTTGCCGGGTCCTGCAGATCCCAGAACACATCTGCAGAAATTCCGGTGACACCGTTCACGCCCACGTTGGACAGGCTTTTGTGCCATCCGGTCTGCTCGTCAATTTTGGCGCGCAGACCAAGCGCACGGGCGGTGGCATATGCCGTTGCTTCGGCATTCAGCACCGTGTCCCAGCCAGTAAAGTCAGGCCAGATCAGCATCCCTTCGCGCTGGCTGAAGTTTTCGCGGTAAGTGATCGCCTCCTGCACTGTCTTGCAGCCATACGCTGACAGGTAAGCAAATCCACGCAGGCTTTGCGCCACGCTCAGCAACTCAGTAGCTACCGCCTTGGTGTCGTGGCCTGGCACGCCGAGAATGCGCGGTTTAACGCCGAGCTGTGACTGGGCAGATAACAGGGCTTTCATACCTGTTTTTTTACCTTCAGCAGTCACTGCGCCGATGATATTGGTCGTGGTTTCGTCTTCCGTTTCACCCTGCGGCACACGCACAACAATGGTCACGGGTTTTGCCTGGTCAGCGATGGCATCCAGCGAACGGGCCAGAGTACCTGACTCACCCGCTTTACCGCTGGCAGTCAGCACATCAGTGATCAGCACGGGTTTATTAAGAGGAAACATTTTTGCATCGGCATCATCGCCCGTGCAGACCATACCCACGATGGCGGTGCTCACCGTGGTAATAGATCGGGTGCCTTCGTTGACTTCAACAACGCGCACCCCGTGGTGGTAATCCTGAGCCATAGTGGCGAACCTCCTGATTGGATTAGGCTTCGCCCTATGTTGAAGTGATTGTGCCTGACAAACAGCTAAGCGCAGTTGTGTCGTTATTCACACAAAATAACGGTATTTGTCTGCTTGCAGGGATAATCAACATAATGCTGATTCAGGGGGATTCATTGATCTTATTTGCCGGAAATTTTCTATAAATGGTAGAAACGCCTACATCAAAAATCAGTGCAATACGCTGTCTTGATTCTCCGGCCTCGAGTAAACGCCCAATCTGTGCCCACTGTTCGGTGGTCAACTTAGGACGGCGTCCACCTACTCTGCCTTTGGCACGAGCTGCAGCCAGCCCTGCCCTGGTACGTTCAACTATCAGTTCGCGTTCCATTTCAGCCAGGGCACCCATGACATGAAAAAAGAAACGGCCCATTGGGGTACTGGTATCAATACTGTCAGTCAGGCTTCTGAAATTCACACCACGCTGGCGCAACTCTTCTATCAGCGTAACAAGATGCCGCATACTGCGCCCCAACCTGTCCAGCTTCCAGACAACCAGCGTGTCTCCTGCCGATAGTGTCCTGAGTAGTTTTTTCAGCCCCGGTCTGTCGGACTTAGTGCCACTGATTTTGTCCTCAAAAATCTGCTCACATCCCGCGCAGTTCAGTGCATTACGTTGCAAATCGGTGTTCTGGTCATTTGTTGACACGCGTACATAGCCAATAAGCATGATCATCCCCCTGAATAAAAACCGGAGATGATGCCAGTTAGCTGTTACCTCTGCATTTTCTTAAACGTTGGTTTGGGAGAAGCGGCTAAAATGAATGTAGGCACATTGGCGAATCATATACCTGATATTGGTATCTTCACGCTTTCTTTTTCAGGTACTGGATAT